TGGCCATGATGATGTTTTTTTGTTTGGTTAAAAATAGCAAATCCGGAATGAAATGAATTCACCCCGGATTTGAATGTTGCAAATTTTACGAATTTATGCCGTTGGCAAACCGTCCAAATCCACTTCCACAGGACACAACATTGCCACACCCTGAAATGTGATTGTTCCATCCATGAATGAATTTCCTTCGCTTGTATCTTCATGCACTTCATCCAATTCCAAATCAAAATCATTGATTGGACCATATAACATGTTGTCACAAAGTTGATACGCCAATTTGTATTTTGACGGTGACGCCAAAATTGCATTCCAAAACGTCCACAGGGTACACGCATCCCCGGAATTGTAATCCTGAAACGTGATGGTTTTGGTGGCACCCACGGTGATTTCGGGGGCGCATGACGCCAACCGTTTTTTGGTGAATGATCCTTTTGGTTTTTGACCAACAATCAGTCCGGATAACACAATGTCACCGGCAATGATGGCGGCATCCCATTCCGCCCGTGATGAAATCAATGTGAAATCATAATCACATTTTATGAATGCCAACCTTTTGATTCCACCACCACGGGGAACAATGGAACAACCGGTTGAATAGGGTGCCGGTAAGGTTGGGGCGCAAGTTGATGAACAAATGGCCATGATATTTTGTGTTTTTTGTGGTTTTTATTTTATGAAACCACCCGGATGTTTCACCGGGTGGATTTTTGATTGTTTATTGGATTACGGGGTCGGACAACCTAATGGTCCGTCTGAACAATCGTTGAATTGCAACATTGGATAACCGGCCGCACAATACGCATCCGGGGCCGTCCATGACTGCCAATTCAATGACAATTCAACAAACCATTTTTCCGCACAATCATCATATGATGTCTTAAGGTCATAACGTAATCCGGTGAACGGATCCACAATTGTGCCGTGTTCAAATGAATCATTGCGTTTTGCATAGTCACCCACATATTTGTTCCATGTTACCATTTGGAATACACCGGGTGCCCATCCGAAAAATGCCTTCGCATCCACAATTCCATCAATTGATGGATCGGAATAAAAATATCCATTGGATGTGATCTGTGACAGGTCAACACCGGCCACCGTGTTGCAACATGCAATTTGTTGGGCTTTGGCAAACACATTGAAATTGGATCCGCCAACCAATAAAGGTGAACCGGATGTTCCAATTTTGTCAAATTCATTGATCAATGTGGCGTAGGCCATCGGATTTGGTGTTCCGGTGGTGTTGAACAATGCCAAATCCTGTGGCGTCAATAGGGTAACAAGTGACGCCAAAAGTACTTTGTCAACCTTCACGTTGATGGCGTTCATGGCTCGCATGATGTTTTGACCAACCCAAACGGAATCCGCTTCACACAATTTCCGCATTTCGGTTTCGTCAAATGACATTTTATAGGCCGCCCTTTGGAATGTGGTGATCAGGGATTCCAATGGTTCCGGTGTTACGTCCGGGGTGCAATCAATGGTTGTGGTGACGTCCACATCGGAATCACACGCCTGACCAATGTAATTGATCTGTACGGCTCTGAATTTTCCGTTGGTTGGGACAATTTCTTCCGTGAAACCCATTCGGTTCACCGGGGACATGAGTGCATCAATTACACCCACTTTTTGACGTGCAAGGGCCGGGGCGTTCATCCCTGCCACACCATTAATGTTGGCCTGTATCTTTGAACAGAGGCCCTGTGTGTATGCCATTTTTTTTTGGTTTTTGGTTTGTTTTTGTTGAATGATTTTGTTTGTTCCCGGATTAAAACGCAAAACCCAAAAATCAGAATCAGGCCATGGATGCCATGGTGTGATTTCCGTTTTTTGGGTCGGCATCCCCGGTGATCATTTCGGATGATCAATCCCGGTTTTGGTTTTTAAGGTGAACCACACCCGGATCCAAATATAAATCCATTTTTTGGAAATGTCCAAAATGCGGATAATATTTTTTCGCCTTCAAAAACGAAACCCCAACCAAATCAATGGCCGGGGTTGGTTCAATTTGTTTCCCTCATGAATAAGGGGAACAATTTGTCAATTGCCAAACGTCCGGATTTTTGCCATGTCCGTTTCGTTGGCTTTGGCCCGTTCCAATCCCGGAAGATTGAATTTTGTTCCACCGGCATCCGGGGTGAACATTGTGTTTGGTGATGGTGGCGTCACCGGCTTCCCGTTGGATTGTTTCATCACATTCATGGACACCAATTGTGAATCCAAAATTTCATCAAAGGTCAACACCTTTGTTTTGTCCGGTGACAATGGGTTCAAACCATCTTTGGTTTTGATGATGAATTCATCTTTGTCATCCAAATCAATGGTAAAATCACGGTCCAAATTGGCGTTCAATGCCGGAAGGAAAACGGAAGGATCCACCAAAAATGATGACGTCCCATCCGCATTTTTCCGGGATGATAATTTTTCACGGATCTTCAAATCCTTTTTGAATGATTTGATTTTTCCGGTGGCTTCATTTTCCTTTGCCGGTATTACTTCCTCCAACAACCGTTTGTTTTCACGGGCCAATTCCTGCAATTTGGCTTGTAATTCATCGGCCGTTCCGGTGTGTTGGGATTTGATTTTGTTGACGGCCAATTCCATGATTTCATCCATCTTTTTGTCCTTCATTTCATCGGACGTCAAACCAAATGTTTTTTTGATTTTCCCTTCAATGGTTGCCCGTTCCTTTGCCGTCAAAGGTGCTTTGATGGCGTCAATGAAATCCGGGTCATTTTGGATGGCTTCCCGGGTGGTGGCTTGAAATGATTCCGCCATGGCATCAATGGCCGCCTGATCCAATTCATCCGTTCCCATCAATTTGGTGATGTCGGATGATTTGAACCCAATTTTTTTCAATAGGGATTCAATGTTTTTCATTTTTTATTGGATTTTGTTGTTGGCTTTTTTGGTTCCGTTCCATCCTGATCACCCCGTTTTGGTTCCGGATCTGAATCCGGGATGTCATCCACCACGTCCATGTTCAGTTCAACGGCCATCAATGGTTCCGGTTTTTCATCCACAGGATTCAGTTCAACCGGCAATGGATCAATTGGCGTCCCAACCGGGTTTTCATCCACGGGAACGGGGATTTGATCACCATCGGGTGGAACACCCGTTGATGGGATTTTGATGTCCTGAATGATTTCAAAATGGCCAAACAACCCGGATGATTTCAATTGGTTGATGGCGGCCGGGGTCATCATTTTGATTTGCCCGGTTTTCAGGTTTTGGACTTTTATTTTTTCCGACATGGTGTAATTTTTCCCAAATGTAATGATTTCGGGTTTTGAAACGAAAATCAAACGAATTTCCGGCCGTCAATCAATGGTGTGATCACATCCGTCAAATCATCGCCCGTTTCAAATGTCACCAACCGGTTTTTGGCTTTTTCCAAAATCTCAATCAATCCATCAATCCCAAACACTTCCAAAAATGACATTGGATTTTCCGCCTGTGGATTGGCCATCATATATTCACCCAAAAGGATTTGTAATTTTTTCATTTTTTGAATTTTGACAATTTTTCATTCACAACCCTGTTTTTGTAGTAATCCATCATTTGATCATAAAGTTCAGGGAATTCAGTTTTGAAAACAATATTTCCGAACCAATAATTTTCAGATGCATGGGCAAACCATTCCATTGGCCGGAACGCCCCGGCACGTTGTGTGAAATACTTTTTGCCATGGCCCATTCCATATTTCCCCCGGCTCAATGCCTCAATTGTGTCCAAATAGGCAACAATAAGTTCAACAACATCCCGTTCATTAGCCCCGGGGATTTTCCCTTTGTATTTGTCCAACAACATTGAAATGTCAAAATTTTTGGCAACATCCGCCATGGTCACGGCATCCACCCCGGCCGCCTTTTTTGATGCCCGGGTTGAAAATTTTTTGTTGAACAAATTGACAGAATCTTCAAATGATTTCATGTGTCCGGGATCCGCTTCATCCATTACCAATGTGAACCACTTTTCATTGAAATGTGTCCGGTGTGCATATTCATGGATGGTCACACGTGGTGAATAAGTTGGCCCGGCTTTGGCCCTTTGTGAATTCAATCCCAATTCCACTTTTTTTGTGAATGGGTCGTAATGGGAACCGGCCGCCCCAATATTTGCGGAACCATTGTCCGACAATTCAAACAATTGATCCGGCAAATTCAAATATTTCAAATTGTCCGGAACTTTTGCGGATTGTCCAAATGTCAAATTTAAATCCTTTTGTGATTCAGTTAATCCAATGTCATATTCATCCTTTGGTGGATCCGGTGGTTTTGGTGGATCCGGCTCCCTTTTCCCCAATTCTTCCAATTGGGATTTGGTCAATTTGAACGGGATGGCGGCATGGCGGCAATTGTAACCACCCCGGAATGTTCCGAAATTTTCAGGGTTGGTTCCCGGGATCATTCCTGAACCGTTATTGTTGGCCCAATTAATTTCCGCCTCCAATTCATCTTTGGTCAACACCTCTTTTCTCACCCACCGGATGCATTGGGGACGGGAATCATCAATCAGGCTTCCCACGTAACGGTAGGCATTCAGGCCAAATTCCGTGGCAATCCGTGAATTAATTTGGCCATCAAATTGGTTCAATGTATCCCGGGCAATTTGTTGGGAATAGTTGGTCAACCGTCCCAACCGGGCCGGGTTGGAAATGATGAAGCCTTCAATGACCTTTTCCAAATCCGCCATGGTTGCACCGGCAACAATGTTTTTCATGATGCCTTCTTTCATGGGTTGGATGAATTCCGTGTCAATCCCGGAACCGGTCAACCCGGTGATGGTTTGATCCACCATTTGTTGTTGAACCGGGTTGATGGCTTTTTCCAATTCCTTTTTTGACAACCCGTTCACATCCCCGTGGATTTCCATGTTGGTTTTTTTAATCACATCAAAATCCCGGATGTAATCCTTCACCTTTTCGGGATATTCGGATGTATCAATGGCGTCCAAAATCACTTTTGACAACCCGTTGACGTGTTCTACGTTGGACGGATCAAAATCCAACACACCGCCCGTGGTTCCCAATTTCAGGGAATATTCCTTCACCCGTTTGAAAATGTGTTTTTCAATTCCATCCCATCCGGCCATGAACTTTTTTTCGGCCGTGGAAATCCCTTTGGATTTTTCATCCAACAGGGTGTTGATGTTTTTGGAAAAAACAGTTGGTTCCGCCATGCTTTATTCCACCGGGGCGTCAATTGGATCCCCAATCATTTTTTCAGACACTTCACGGGAAAACCCATAAATTTCCATCAAAAGTTCAACGGCCGCATTCCGGGACGTGAATCCCCGGGCCACACTTTGTTGGATGGCAATTATCCCCTGAACACCACCAACAGATCCCTTTAAATTAGCTTTGGCCTTCAATTCCTCATCCACAAATTCACCGTTTCCGCCACCACCGGCCGGGGTGCCACCCAATGAAACCAATGGTTGGTTCATTATTTTATCCACTTCCGGTTGAATGGCTTTGTCCAAATCCATGAAGATGGTTTCCATTTCCTTTTCCAAATATTCGGAACCGTTTTTGGACACCAATGTCATCAATGCTTTGTAGGCATATACGGAACGGATTAGGACATCCTTTTTGATGATGCCGGACGCCAACATCAATTGTTGATCCTTTTTGGTGACGTGATATATCGGGTCATATGAAACCAAAATTTCCACCATCCGGGCAATGGCTTTGTTGGATGAAAACCGTTTTTTGGCCAAATCCTTTGTGGCTTCCACCAAAAACGAAATTGGGGCGTTTTTGTCCGTCAATTTGTTCAGTTCATCAATCAAATCATCTTCCGTTTTGGATGAAAACGAAATTGGTTTCACAATGATTGGATCCATTGGGTCCGTCACGTTCCTGTATTTTTCAATGAACAACAGGGATTTGAAAATGATTTCATCAAACACGTTGTTGGAAACCTTTGTCAATACCATGTCACCATCCTCACGGTCAATTTTTTTGGCCACCCCGGATTGTGCTTCCTCCACGTTGTCCAAACACAATGCCCGTTCCGCTTTGTCCAATAATAATTCCCACGCCTCACGGGATTCCCTGATCACGTCAACCGGTGGGGAAATGAACCGCAACATTGGAACGTCACCACCGGATCCGCCCTGTGGATCCAAAACGCCACCACCTTTTTCACGCAAAAACACACCAAACGGTGAACGGACAATGATCCGGCCCATTCCTTTACATTCCTTACAAGGGAAATTTTCATCCTTTTTGGCGTCATAACAATATCCGTCACGACATCCCGGGGCGGAACACGTTTCCGCCACTTCTTCACGGTAAGGGAAACACGTTGTTGTCATTACGCCTTGCCAATCGGAATATTGGCGGATGGCTTCATTTGCAAACGGAAGGAATGAAGAAAAATAGCTTTCAAAATATCCATCATCGGTTTGATCACCACCCAACACCATGGCCGGGACCTGATTCATGTTGTGTTCATAGATGGGAACCAACACAAACCGTTTTTTGATGGTGTCCCCTTCCTGATTATGGCGGAAAAACCCGGTGGTTGTCAATGTGAAATAAACATCCCCTTCCTCCACTAATTTCCCGTTTTTACGGATCATTGATTTTTGATCCGGATCCAACCATGTGATGGAATCTTCCGTCAAAAACCGGACCTTCCCGGATTCAATCAACACCGGGGTGACATCCACCTTTTTGGTGGAATCTTCCACGCCCGGGCCGGATGGGATCCACGCCAAAAACCCGTTGGGATCTTCAATCATCCGCCTGACAACAAATTTTTGTATGTAGGAATAGAAATATTGGTTGGAAAATTTTTGTTTGTCCAAATATTCCGACAATTGCCCGGACACCTTGATGGAAAAGTTGGCGGATTGAAATATCCGGAACAATTTATCAATGGCCCGGTTCATGGACCCTTTTGTGATGGGTTCATAAATTTCCAACCGATATTTTTGAACTTCCGGATCTTCATTGGGACGCCTTTTCAAAAGGATGTCCCCGGGGGTTGCCCCACGGGTGTGGACAATCATTTCATCCCGGACCTCCACCCATTTTTCCTTTTTTTTGGGTTCCGGAAGATCCTTCAAATATTGGTTGATTTCAACTATTTTCATTTCGTTTTCCTGTTTATTGACATGAATAGGTTTTTGAGCAATCCACACGTTTCATCACGGCATCAATGAACCATTGTGAACCCGTTTCATTGTTCTTTGGCACTTCACCATCCGCCACCATTTCAACCCCGTCCACAATGACGGTTTCGGCCGCCAAAATGTTGGTGATCAATTTGGCCACAGGGGATGGAACACCAATTGTCCGGAACAACCAATTTTCCGTCACATCACTTGAAACGGTTTTCATGTATGTCCCCACAAATTGTTTTTCAATGCCAAATGACGTTTGTTCCATGGATCCATACACACGGTATTGGTTGACAAACGGGAAATTTGCCATGGAATTTCCCACCGCTTCATCCCCGTAATAATACCCGAAACAATCCAAATTTGGGAATTGGCCTTCCAACATCACGGTGTCATTTTTGTCCGGACATGGGTTCACCTTGTATGGCTCTGAACAAACCCGATATTCATCATCTGTTCCCTCATTAAACACCCATTCAAAAACAAAACACCCGTCCCAATTTGGGAATTGCGCTTCCATTTCCGGGATAAAAAATTCCGGAAAAACCTGTATTTGTTGGATGTTTTTCCATGTGATGTCACCTTTGTAATCACGGACGGGGAACACACCAACCCCGGCCGAACCGGAATAGAAAACAATGGTTGACGGGTTTTCCGCCCCACCCAAATATTCACCCGTACAACAATCCCGGATGTATCCGTTGGCAAATTGCTCCGTTCCCCAAAAACCAAATGGTCCGGCCGGATTTTGACCGTTCACCATGTCAATTTGTTGGAATTGAAATGTCAATGTATCCGTTGGGTTGATTACGTTCCAAAACGCCCGGTCATTGAAACAGGGGTTGCAATTGGTGGAATCTTCACAATCACAAAGCAACAACCCGTTGTTGATGATCAATTTGTCACATGGCCCATCCCCACAATCCAACATTTCAATTTGTTGACAGGCAATCCGGGACAATGAATCCGTCAATTCACAATTGGGTGATTGATCACAATATGTGGTGAACCCGGTGGTGTATGATGTGAAATATAGTCCCATGGATTACGGTTTTTTGTCTAAAAACAATGTGCAAAGTTGGTATTTCCCGGGCGGAATGGAATTGATGTCTAATTTCCATTCAGATTTTGTTCCGACATGGGTGGCGTCCTGTGCATAAATGTATCCCAATGCCAATCCCAATTGTGTGAACCCGGATGGTGATGTGGTTGGGTCCTTTTCAATCAGGTTGGCCACCCCATATGGATACGGATCCAAAAATGCATAAACACGTCCATCCATGGCGGCCAATGATTCCATGGTCACCAACAAATAGTCATAATCATTTGGACAAAATTGGCCGGTGATTTCGGTTTTGGTCACACCCTTCACCCCTTCCACCAATAGTGGTTCAAACAATTGTCCATATGGGTTTGGGGTGGTTTCAAAATCAATTGGTTTGATCCGGTTAATGAACACCTGATTGAACACACATGGGTTTCCGCCAAAAAGAAATGACAGATCAAATTCAACCACATATTCAAAATAAATGTCCGTATTGGCCCAATCAAAATTTGCATTGTTGGCCGTGATGTATGCCGGGGCGGCTCCACCGGCCGGAACACGGTTCATTGGGGTGGACACACCGGCAACAAACACATTGGATGGCGGAACCGGAATGTTGGATTCATAACGGACCCGGCCGTTCCACATCAAATCCAATTTCACCCCGGCTGATTCTTCCACTAAAAATTCATCCGGACGTGGATTGATCCAATTCCCGGACACGGCCGTGTCACGGATGGATTTGAAGGAATCAAAAACGAAATAGGTGTTTTGTAATGGTGTGGGATAATTAGTCACACGCCTGTAAATGTTCAACGTGACGGACTTCATGAAATTGAACCAATCAAAATCCATTGGATCCCAACCCCAATTTTCCAAACACGTTCCAAAATCACCCGGTTCAATCAACAGGGTGTTCCGGATGCGTTCCTTCATGGTTGGAGTGAAACATCCGGAATATGAATTGTAATAATCCCACCAAATATTTTGTGACAAATCAGGTGGACAACACCCTTCAATTCCCGGAACCGGTGTCACCGGGATGGGACCTGAAATGAAGGAATTGACCATTGGTTCATCCTGTGCATATGGAACGGCAATGATGTAATATTGTCCACCACCCAAAATTCCACCCCCGATATATGCCGACATTTCATAGGTTCCACCGCCAATGTGGGTTGGACCTACGGATGGGGATTGCAATTTGTTATCCAACACGGTCACACCCGGGATGGTGGTGATCAACGCCCGGGATGAATCATAATTGTCCGGGAAATCCACAAAATCATTGAATTGATTGGCGTCAATCAACCAAAAATAACAATGGGTGATTTGTGCCGTGGATGGTGGGGGTCCGTAGGTGATGCGGAATGTCACTTTTGTTTTGGCATAGGATGACAACCCCGGAACAATCACCCCGTTCCGTTCAAATTCAAATTCCGGGTTGGTCATTTCGGCCGGGCCGCCCGTGATTCCGTCATTGTAAAAACGGGCCGTGAAACCAATGTTTGAAATCAGATGACATTCATATGGCACCATGATGGATGGATCACCCACGGAAGGAACTTCCGTTTTTGGATCCTTTATGTATGCCAACAAACAAATGTTTTTGTTTGTGTTGAATGCTGACATCACCGTGTTGACCAATGGCACCGGGGCGGAAATGTGATTGTTCAACAATTTGGGTTGGTTTGGAACCACGGATGAGTCCAACCAATTGTCAATGTCTGCAATCACAAACCATTTGAAGTTAATCACGGCCGTCATGTCCGTTGAAACACAAATGGTGGCCGTGAAATTTTTTTGATTCAATGCATTGATTCCGGCACCAATCAACGTCATGTCATGACATAGGCCATCCGCCACATGGGACGGTTGGATTCTGAAATGGAACGCCACCGGGGGTGGTGAATCAATGATCCCGGATCCGTATTTTGATGCAAAATTGCACACATCACCATACAACCACGGGTTGAAATAGAAATCAATGTCACCGCCAAAAAAGTTGTTGGCATATTGAACCGTCCATTGCAATTTCAATTCCTCACCAATTGCCCGTTCCGCCACATATCCACCCATGGATGGACATGATCCGGACGTGGATCCCAAAATTGAATCCGCATCCTGAATTTCCAATGATACACACGCCAAATCACAGGGACCACACGTCACCGGGGTGTCAATGATCAGGCAACAACCATATGTTGATGACCAAAGATCCCCGCAAATTTCAAAATCAATACACCATGACACCGCCCCGGCCGTTGGACATTGATATGATTCAATTTCATAGGTCTGCCCTGCTTTGGCCAAAAAGGATGTTCCCAATCCCGGGGCCGTATATGTCGGAACAACCACGCCATCCACCCGGCACAATGGACCGGCTCCCATGATCACGCCCACCCACACATCCGCCACCGTGGGGTTGGTGAAATAAATGTATCCCGGACGTGGTGGACATGATGGATCACCGTCACATGGATAGTGGTTCACATATGTATCCGTGAATGGCGGCAATGACGCAATGTTGTGTTCAATGAACGTATAGTTGGTTGTTTGATTGTATGTTGTGGCCGTGGCGTCATCCCCTTCCAAATACAATTGTCCGGCAAACGTATTCCCAACCCCGACACATGAACAAATGGCCAATTGAATGTCCACCACATCACCGGGATTCATGATCACCGGGGTTGTCAATGGATTGGCCCATGGTTGCCCATTCACCATGGTTGGTGCATAGGATGAACAACCGTCCGTCCATGTCACAACCTTCAATGTGAACGGCATCAACGGGAAAACGTCAATGGGAAGAATGCGGATTTTTAGGTTGACAATCCCACAACACCCGGCCGAACCGTAGTAAATCGGATTGTCAACGGCCGTGGATAGGCCAATGACTTCAATAAAGTTCCCTGATACTGCCATAGTTCAAATTTATCAAACAAATCCATTGATGGTGATGGTCCGGTTGGAAAAATCAATTTTCATTTCCTGAACCACCCCGTTGACGTATGTTCCGCCCTTTATCAATTTGACGGTTTTCCCAAAATCAAATGAATCCAATTGGTCACACACAAAACGGAATTCAAATTTGAAATCAAATTGTGTGGATCCCGGCAAACGTGGATCATCAATGAAATGGAAATTGGAATAGAGATTCCCGGGATGGCCTTCCACAAACCAAAATGGATAATTGAACCGTTCATCCGGATCCCCGGCCACCGGGCCGCCCGTGTATGCATCATCAAAATAATTCACCACCTCCCCGTCACTTCCGGATCCCGGGTTGTATATCAGAAATTTATAGTTGAAAAACGTGTGTTGGTTGATCAATAACGCCCGGTCATAATTGGAAAACGCCCCAAAAAAAATGGTGTTGATCACGCCCCCCAATGCATTTTTGAAAAACGTGAAAATGTCCGTGTCAATCCCGTCACCCCTGAACCGTGCCGGTGAAATTGGCAATTGGACGGACTTTTCCCCGGATTGCCCCGGTGAATAGGGGACATTCCATTCCACAATGTCATTCCACCGTGATTTGGCTTCATTTCCAATGTAATCCATGGCGTCCGGTTGGTATTGGAACCGGCCATATGCATACCGTTCCCGGTCCTGCCATGAATAACAAATGGCATTGTCAATGATGTCATGGTTGTTCAACAATTGTTCCGTGTCAATCCAATTCACGGTGGTTTGAAACCAATCCTTCCGTTCAAAAATCAACACGCCCCCGGTGATCCGATAATCCCCGTTGAACACCGGTTTCAAATAATCATCCAACAATGTGGCCAATGTTTCCACCGGCTTGTTGTCACCAATCAACGTGAAATCCCCGTCATTTTTCTTCCGCCCCTTTTTGATTTGGGCCGCCACCATCACGGTGTTGAAATAGGGTGATGACGGGTCATTCAGGATGGATGATTGAAACGTCAATCCACATTTTTGACACACGTTGGTGATGTAATCCCGGATGTATGGTGATGGGTGGAACCGGCCACATGGGACAATGGATTCATTGATTTCCGCCAATGCCTGAATGATGTTATTGATCACCACCGTGGGGTTGGTGAATCCGGAATTGCAATTTGGTGGGGTGCATCCAATCAAAGGGATGGAACAAATCAGGGAAATGACGGAGCAAACGGCATAAATGATTGAAAAGATGACCAAAATCACGGCAATCAACGGAATCAGGATGGCCGTGAAAATCAAATTCATGATAAATGTCAAAAAGGTCAAAACGTATTGAATGAATTCCGGTTTCATTTCAATACAATAACGGATGGGAATGAATTGGCGTCCCAAAAACCCGTTGTGGTTGTCCCATAACATGGTGGAACGGACACAATTGATTTCCGGGGCTTCCTCAATCAAATTGGCCGTGATGAAACATCCCGGTTCACACCAATCAATTCCATCCCCTTTGATGACAAATTCAAACGGGGTTTCACAACATGAATCCCACACCTTCACCGCCACCGTTTTGGTGAACCCAATGGGATCATCAATCAATTGGGTTTTTAAAATGTTGTATCCGTCATCATAGAATGTCAATTCAGATGAAAAGGATTTGGCCATGGATCCGTCATCATCCTTCCGCCTGATTGTTATTTGGAATTGATCCGTTCCGTCAATCCTTCCCGTGATCAACGTCCCGTTCAATTCAATTTTCATTGTTGTTGCCATCACTTTGATTTGTTACGGATCCGGGAATCCTTCCATTGTAAATTGGAAACCATCCCGTGGATCCCACGTTCCGAAATTGACAATTCAAAACCCTTTTGATCCCTGATTGCCTTTTCAATCCGGGTCAATTTTTCATCCATTCCGGAATTGTTGATCACCACAATTTTTTCGGCCATGCCGGATGCAATGAACGGATCACGCCCTTTGTGGATGGCTTCAAATATTGGACGGAACTTTTGGGTTTTTTCCTGATTGAAAACAAATTCACCCCGGTGAACCACCCCGGCCGGTTCATATTTGCCGCCATGGCCGGTGAAACCACCTTCCGCAAAACCCCCGGCCGCCTGTGCCTGTGCTTTGGCATCAATGAACCCGGCCGCCAATGCAATCAATGTGGATGCAATGGTGAACGGGGCGGCCGCCCCACCTTCTGCGGCCGCTTTGGAAATGGCCACCGTTGAATTGGTCACCATTTCAATCAATCCTAATGCCTGTTGTTGACGGACATATTTGGCCCGTTGTTCATTCAATTTGGTCAACCTTTCTTCTTCCAATTGCAAAATTTCGGCATTCCCTTTGTCTGCAATTTCCCGGGCCTTTTCAATCCGTTGTTCCTGAACTGAAATGGCCTGATCCGCTTCCGCAATCCGGGCGGCATTCACGGAATTGATCAAATCAATGGTTTCCTTTGTCACTTCCTTCACCCCTTCAATGATGGCCTTTTGGGTTTCCTCATCATTTTTGGTGACGGTTTCATTCCCCTGTTTGTTCAATTCAACATTTTTGTCCTGATAATCCTTTTTCACTTTCAGGATTTCCAATTCGGCCGTTTGAATGATCAACTTCCGTTCATTGGCCGTCAAATTCACGTTGGCCAATTCCTGATCCCGGGCCAATTCAATTTGTTGAATCCTGATGGCTTCTTCCGCTTTGTATCCTTTGCGGATCTCATCAATCTTTGCCGCAAATTCCGCCCGGATGGCTTCACGGGCCTTTTCCGTGGTGGCTTTGGCCAACCGGTCTTGCAAATCTGCCATGGCGGATTCAATTTTCCCGTTGGCCGTTTCGGTTTCAAACAACCGTTTTTCCAATGCCAATTGATCAATTTCGTTCAACGTGTTGGCATCATCAATGGCCGCCTGTTTGCGGATGGAATTGATTTTGTTTTGGAATTCAATTTCGGTTCCAATTTTTTGTTCATTCCGGATTTGCTCCAATTGGGATTCCACTTCCGTGGTCAAAATTTTTGCCGCTTTGGCTTCACGGATCCGTTCATTGATGGATGCATCAATTTGATCCTTTTGGGCCTGTTTCAATTTTTCCAATTGTGCAATGGACTGATCCACGTTTTCCGGGTCAATCAATTCAATTGGTTTGATGTCATTTTCCGCCCGTAGTTTTTCCAATTCCTTTGACAGATCCAACAACAATTTGGCCGTGGCTTTGATCTTTTCAGGATCACCGGCCGGGGTGTTTTCATCTTCATTCGTGGTGGCCGGTGTGATCTTTTTGTAAATGGCCTCAATTTTTTTCAATGCCGTGTCAATGTCGGCCAATTCCTTTTTGGCGGCCGCCACCTTCACATCATTAATGGACAACGCCTGATCAATCAATGGTTGAACATTGGTGTCCTGAAATTGGGTTGTGATCTTTTTTTGGATTTCATCCCTTTCCGCCAATGCGTCATTCAATTGTTGTGTGACACGGAATTGTTCCTGATATAATTTGACCAATTTATCTTCACCGGCTTGCAAAATGGCCTTTTCCTTAATGGACTGAATGGCCTTTTGATATTGGCCATCCAATTGTTTCACAAATTCCGTTTCATCCTTCAAATTTTTCAGGGTGGTGCCGTATTTGGAATTGATTTGGTCAATGATGGTTTGGCGTTCCTTTGATCCGGCCGTTGTCTTTTTCAGATCCGCCACCAATTTGTTCAACGCCCCGGATTCCTCATTCACATTTTTTTGGAAATCCTTCGCAAAATTCCCCACGGCCGTGTTGGCGTCAATGAACTTTTCCACCTTTTCCGTGGTGTCATCCACTTCATCCCCGAAATCCCCGAAAAGCAAATAGAGAGTTGTCAATGCACCAATGACCAACCCAATTAGATTGGCATTCAGGGCGGCATTGAACCCCTGAACCGCTATGGTTGCCCCCTCTGTGGCCACCGCCCCAATCCGTTTGGCCGTGGTGTCTGCCTTTTGGGCGGCCGTGGCCAATCTTTGGCGGATGGCCGTGATTCCAAATTCGCCCCCCAATGCCTTTTGACGCAAAATTGAAACCAATGTGATGGCGTTATTTGCCGCCAATGACGCCACATAGGTTGTCAACACCCCGGCCAATAATGACAGAGCCGTCCGGTTTTCCTCCACAAATGTGGGGATGTTCCGGATGGCATCAATGAACCCGGTGAACGTATCAATCAGAGATTCCGCCACCGGCAACAACCCGGTTCCAATGGAAATTTTCAATTGGTCAAAATTGTCCACCAATGTGGAAAAACGTCCGGACGTGGATTGGGACAATTTTTCCGTCAACCCGGCAAATTTTCCGCCCTGTGACGTCAATGATTGGAACGCCTTTTCCAAATTGGCGAAACTGATTTTCCCTTCTGAACCCAATTTTTTCACCTGTGATTCCGCCACACCAAATTGTTTGGCAAATTCCCCAATGATTGGGATCCCGGCTTCCGTCAATTGGTTTATATCTTCTGCAAACAATGTTCCCTGTGTTCTTGCTTTGCCATAAATGATGGCTAATTCATTGAAATTTTTTCCGGTTCCGGCCGAAATGTCCCCAATTCGTGTCAATGTCGGGATCAGGTTTTCCGCATCAATGCCGAATGCCAACAAGGCTTTGCCGGCCGTTTGAACTTCCTTCCCGGTGAACGGTGTGGCCCCGGAAAATTTTTGAAGATCTTCCAACACCTTTTTTCCCTGTTCAGCGGAACCCAAAAATGTTTCAAACGAAATGTTCAGTTGTTCAAAATCTGCGGCCGCTTTGATGGAATCCACACCCAATGCCGTGATGGCGGATCCTACGGCAATGCCGGTAAATGTGGCGGCCGCATTGGCCAAAGTCCCACCAAACCCGGACATGGTTTTCCCGGTGTTTTTGGCGGCTTTATCAACGTCATTGATTTCCTTTTCAATTTCGTTCAACCCCTTTTTTGCCCCGGATGTGTCGGCATTGATCCGGAATAATACGTTTTTGACGGCCATGGTTTCGGTTTTTAGGATGTCAACCGTTTCCGGGACGCCCCGGATCCTGTTTCACCGTCCGAATTTCGCAAATTTTCCGTTGTCCGGCTCATTTCCTCCCGGATCTTCAACCATGTGTTGATGGTTTGATAGTACTCATCCACCCCCAACCGTTCCATGGCCGCCATTTCGGACGGTTTGGAATCACAAATCAGTTGATTCAGGTAGTTGATTTCGTCAATGTACTTCCCGATTTCAACCGTTGCAAAATGTGATCTAATTTTTGCCCTTCCACCCGGTGTTTCTTCAAATAATCGTGGATAACGGTGTCCGACATATTGGAATAGTCCGTTGTGAATTGGAACGACTTTTCCAAAAAAAAACCACGGGCGTCCCCGTCCTGATTGAAAACATCCATTTTCCGTTGGTTGGCCATTTTGTCAATGTCCGTTTCATCTTCACCGGCAATGACGAAATAAGACATGGCTAATTCCAACAATGTGTTTTCCTCTGCCAATGTTTCCGCCCGGAATTCAATTTCATTCAGGATGGCGAAAACGTCAATGAAATTCCCTTTGTTTCCCAATTCCTTCATGTGGCGGATCAGGATCAACAATTCATCCCGGGTCAATTTCATTTCGGCATACCGGGTGGCCACTTCGGCCGCAATGGCCCGTTTTGCCGGAATCTGCAAAGGTGATTCATATTGGAACCAATCATTCCCAAATTTGTCCGTGTAAATTTTGACCAATGGGATCCGGGATTTCACCGGGGTTGGCTTCTTTTTTTTCAGGAAATCAAACATTTTCAACCTCCTTTTCACCAAACATTTTCTTTGATAGCCTATCAACAATCCCCATCACCTCCATTGGTGTTTTGTCACGGTGCGATGTGGTTGTGATTATTGAAACGGCCGCCATCAACCATTTCCCTTCCTTTATGGAACTATCAATTTGATTCAAATCAATTTGGTTTGGCTCCACCTCTTTTTTGATGTCCGGCAATTTTCCAATGGCGTCCCTGAATTTTTCCGCTTCCGGATGATATTGTTTCATGGTTGTTGTTGTTATTTGGTGATAAATTTGATGAACGTGGAATGGAACGTCCAAAGGTAATATTTCAGGCAATCCAATAAATCCGCCTTTTTGTTTTCATTGGTTCGGTCCTTTTTCATTTCCCCGGCTTCATCCACTTCCACAAATTGCAAATCATTGATGGTCCACAAACATGATGCATCAATCAGGAAATCACCATGGCGTTCCAACACGGAATTCATCAACACACGGGCGTTTTTCGCCCCCGGGTTGAATGTTGGCACCTTGAATGCACTTTTTGGCAAATCCAATTCCTTTTGGATGATCCGGTAATAGTTCAACGCCCCGGACGTCATGGCGGAACGGTTTTGGCCGGACGCATCCCCGGTGATGATGAAAAACTGATCCCCAAAGGTGGAACGGACATGTTGACACAATTGGAAAATGTCGGAATTGGTCAATCTGAATTCCTTCAAAATACGGATGGTGTTTCCATAGCTTTGTCCGGCAATGCATGTAATTGGATCCACGTTGAAATCAAATGACAAAATGATGGGTTCATTTTTGTTGATTTGAAGATCCGGCCGGACGTGTTTGTTTTTCCGGAATGAATAGGCATAGGGACGCCCCACATCCACCACATCCCAATCACCATCAACGAAAATGGCCCGGGTCACTTCATCAATATTTTCCAACCCTTCCAAATATTCTTCCGTCAATGATGGGTTATCCTTCATCAATGATTGGAGATAAAAATACTGATCACCCAATGTCCCATTTTTGGCCGGTTCATGGAACACCTTTTTTGTCCAATTCTGTGATGGATTACACGTCACCAAAATCATGGGTTTGGGTTGATGTTCCAATCCCGGGATGATGTGGCGTCCGGCCCTCAATTTGCATTTTTCAAATGTTTTTTCCTGACATTCCTGACCTTCTTCAATCAAAAAAAAGTTGGTTTCCAATCCATCAAACCGGGTCAAATTTTTGTCCTGAACGTAGTTTTCCGGGAAAAATGACAGGGTGGATCCATTGGTGAACGTCACCACCTGATCAGATTGGTTGTAATTTTTTATGAACTTTTTTGGACACAATTTGAAAAATGACGGGATGGTTGTCCGTTTCAATGTCGGAAGGGATTCCCGGACAACATGTGATTTGGATCCCGGGAATATTTTGGCCAACATGATCAGGATTGCCAATGACACAAAGGATTTCCCACCACCGGCCGCCCCACCAAACAACAAAAACCGGTGTTTGAAACTGAAAACCGCTTCCACAAATTCCCGTTGTTTGGGATGTGGTTCAAATGAAACCCGTTGAATGGTGGGTTGGTCAATATTGTTCATTGATCTTTTCACCAATTACACGGCAACCCATTTTTTCCGCCTTTTTCATTGCGGATTTCATATTCAAACAATGTCGGATGTCCCCGTTTGAAAAAATGAACGGTGTCAAACCTGATTTCACCTTTGCCCGTTCTTTATTTTTTTGGATCCGCTTCAATTCCGCTTCCGGGTCAATCTTCAATGGTTCAGGGGCGTCACCAAAACCCATTCCGGTTCCGGAACCGGCTCCCATGGCCGCCATCCCGGCCGCCAACGCAATCAACATTCCTTTTCTCATGGTTGTTTGTTTTTTATCAGGCAATGACGGAATCATCATATTGTTAAAATTTGATGATCTGATCCCCTACTTTGAACACCTGTTCTACCTCATCCACCGGACCGGTTGGTTCCGCCACATTCCAATGTTCCGGATCCCTGTTTTTCAATGTGAAGATGATGGCCGTTGGGTTTGGTTGGATGTAGCGTTTTTTCGTCCGTGATTTTGTCCGGGTGATTGTTTGGGTCACAACCCCGTGACGGTTTTTGATTTCCGTGGTTTCGGTTTCGGTTTCCGGTTCCTCTATCCAAAAACCGGTGATCAGTTTTTGAAGGGAATCCAACGCCTTTTCCCGTAACCATTCCCGGCCCATTTTGCCGGATTCTTCCTTTGCCTTTTTATATCCGGCCGCAATTTCGGCATCATCCAAACACCAATTGGACAATGTACGGGGTGCAATTCCGCATTCCTTACAACATGATTCAATGGTGAATTTCCCGTCCTGATAAAGTTCAAAGATCCGGGCGGCAATTTGCCGTTTTTCGTCAACCTGTAATTTGGTGGACGTTGTGGATTTCGCTTTGGATTTTTTCGGGACTTCCGTTGTCCCCGGTTTTTTCTTCATTTTCCCCTTTGTGAACTTGGGTTTGTTCCGGGATGGTCACCACAGGAATGGTGTCATCAATGGCAAATCTATGAAAAGCCATTGGATCCGCCTTCCCGGCCCGGACATTTTCGGAATTCCACTTTTTGCAAAATTCCATCCACGCCCCGTTGTATTTTTCAAACACGGGGAATGAATCCATTCCGGGTTTGTCCCAATCATGGCCAAACAAAGATTCCTGAAAAGCCATCACCACCGTCCAAAATTCCATGTTGATCCGGGCAACATCCCGTTCAAATTGTCGGACAAATTTCCGTTTGATACTCATTTGGTCAAAATTAGGTCAATGAAATATTCACGCATGAATTCAATGTTCAGAAATTGGATGTGAAAATCCGTGAATGACACCTGATCATCATTTGCCAAATCCGATTGAATGTCATCACAAAAACGGTTGACAACCCGGATTTGTTTCACCGGGTCATCAATCCGCTTTGGCCTTTTACTTTTTGCCACCTTTTCCCGGCTTCACGGTGGTGGTTGTCACCGGCTCCGTGGTTGGTGTTGGTGACACCGGTGTGGATGTGGTAGTGTCCTGTGATGGTGTTGGATACAAATTGGGGGCCGTCACAATGAAATTTTGTGAATATCCAACCAATTCCATTGATCCGGACGTTTCCCCGGTCCTGATCTTTTTATAAATGGCAACACACGCCTGATATTTTGAACCATCCGCAATCAACGCATTGTTCAACATGTTGACAAAACATTGAATGGTGGGTCCAATGGATGTTTGGCGTTCATCCCAAAACGCCCGTCCGGCCGGATTGAACCATCCCAATGCCTGTGACCACAAACCGGATTTTCCTTCCAATTCCTGTGGATCTTGTTGTTGGATGTACTTCCGCTCCAAATAAAGCAAATAACACATTGACGGGTCCTGAATGGGCATGAATGACAAAAGAATCCCTTTTGATCCGGTGGCGGCATTCAGGTTTTGAAGATTGATTTCCATGGTTGTTGGTTTTTAGTGGTTCAAATTTATGTGTTTGCAGGGAATTTGTAATCATTGAAATATGACGCCTTACCATCCACCACCCGGAACCCAAACACGCAAAACCCGGGCGAAATCCCGGCCACATAATCCGGCAAAAGATATTCAATTTCACCAATTACGTTCCGGCCGGTGAACACCTTTTGATCCGGATCCCATTCCGCCAATTCCACGGTGTCCCCGGTTTGGAAATCCCGGTCATTTTGCCGGACTTCAAATTTTTTTTGTCCGGATTGCACCCGTTCAAAATACATCGGAAGGATTTTCAAATCATGTGTTTTCATGTTGTTGTTTGTTTTTGTTTTTTGATTTTTTTGATTTCCCCAAAGAATATCCGGCCAAAAACCAAATGGCAAAACCTATATAGGCCACCAATTTGATGTGATCACATGGTCCCATGATCAAAACAATTCAGGGTTGACAATGTATTGTTCCGGGTTTTGGTTCCGTTTCAACAACCGGACGTGGTTTTGTGCCACCATCCGGGATTGTGCAATGGACCGTTCCCGTTCTTCCATGGATTGGATCCATGATTCAATTTCATCAATGTTTTCCGTGTAATAATATCCACGGGAAACCCCAATCAATCCCGGAAGGATGTTGTTGATTCGGATGAATTGGATGATTTTCCGGATCCGGGGTTCCGATAGGTTCAGGCCAAACGCATTGTTCAACCCGGTCAAAATTTGGTGGTTGGTGACTAAATTTTGGCGGCCGGGTTTTTGTTTGAACCGGGACACCACCACATCCACCATTTTTTGTTCATCTTCCGTCAATTCAACGGTGATGGATTCAAAATTTGTGATCATGTTGTTGTTGTTTTTGTTGTTGTTTTTTCCTTTTACGTTTTTGGCGGAAACGGTGATGGGTCATGTAGGTGATCAGGACGGCAAAACATCCCATGTGGAGCATAAAAACGGCCAACATGGTTTTTTCAATCATGGTTCTTTTCGCTTTCTTACTTTGTCGGCTTCCGCTTCCAACCTTGCTTTGTTGATTTCATGATTCTTCAAAACGGAATTCAATTGATGAATCAAATTTTTTGTTTGAAGGATTTGACCATCCACAAAATTGATTTGGGTTTGAATGTCCTTCAATTCCTTTTGTTTCCGGGATGGCCAAATGATATTCATTCCGCTTTGGTTTTGAATTCACGTTTCATTGATGTGACCTTTGCCCCGGATTTTTTGGCCAAATAAATCAGGCCATCCAATGTGCCAATCAAATCAAAGATCCAAAGGATCACCCGTTTGATGGCAATGATGATGACCATCACCAAAACCAATGCCGTGAATATCGGAACGGCCGTGATCAATCCAATTTTTGTTTTTGTTTTCATTTTGATTGGTATGGTGGTGAAATTAGCGTTTTTGATTGTCCGTTGGGATCTTCAATCCATGAATAAAAATCATTTTTATTCACATACAACCGGGCCGTGGTGTAGTGACGTAACACGGTAACAATCCGGGCGGATTCCATGTCCGGGATCCATTGCAACACATCCGTTTTCAGCACACGCCATGTCCGGTGTTCATAGCAATCCGAAATTTCAAAATGGCCGTCATCATGGTCATCCTTTTGGTTGTTTTTGATTTCAATCAGGATGTCCGCCAAATTGGTAATTCCAACCACTTTGATGGTGGACTGATCTTTGGAAATGGATTTGATGAATTCAGATAATTCATCCGGGGACCCCTCAAATTGAATGGTGGTGTATCCGTTGACGAAATCATTGGCCCCTTTTATGGGTTGCGAAACCAATCCTTTAGTGGTGATGATGTATTTGTTCATGTTGTTGTGTTGTTGTTTATTGATTCCCAAACAATGAATCCATTTTCAGATTCCGCCACCTTTGACCATTCCCATTCCATCAACCCGTCACGGTCTTTGGCCGGTTTTTCATTTTTTCGGGTGGCACAAAAATAGGATTCTGAAAAGGCATAAACCGGAACGGACGTCAACCCGGCCCGGTATCTATACTCACCAACTTCATCCATGGCAATCCCTAAATGAAAACAAAGAAATTCCCGTTTTGTGGTGTTGATTTTTTTTGATTGTGAAATAGTGTTGTTGTGTTGTTGTTTGGCAAATATAGATGAAATTTTATTTCAATACTTTTTTTGTTCAATTTTTTTCATGTTGCCCCGGTGATATTCCAAACCCAACAAATTCCGGTTGTTTTCATTGTTCAGGATCCCAATTTCACCCCCTTCCATCATGCCATAATCCAACATGACGGCCCCGGAATCAATTGGGATGGGTTGATTGGTTTCCGTGTCATGATAATCCGGGATCACTTTTTCATATTTCCCGGCCGTGTCCAACCCCAAACAATATCCGGAATTGTCCGGCCGCCATAGGGTCATGAACCGGTCCTGTTTTGATGTGTGTTTCAATGATAGGATGAAATACATGGTTTTGTTTTTAAGGGGTGGCCGTTTTGATTTTGGCCACCCCGGTTTGAAATCAAAATGGAAGGTCATCCCCACCCTGTGGAATTGACGTTGGTGATGGTGATGATTGGCGGGCGAATTCCTCCGTTTTTTCCGGCCATGTCAATTGGTCAATCCGGTCCACATGGATTTCCGTGATGTAACGTTTTACACCGTCTTTTTCATATTCCCGGGACTTCATTTTGCCGGTGATCAACACTTTGTTTCCCTTTCGTGTGTGTGTTTCAATGAATTTGGCCGTTTTGTTCCATGCCACACACCGGAACCATTCCGTGGTTTCCACCACTTCCGTTCCCTTTTTGTAGCGTTCCGCCACGGCCACATTGAAATTGGCCACCATGTTGTCACCTTCAAAATGTTTGATTTCCGGGTCATTTCCTAAATTCCCCACAATGATGATTTGATTCATTTGATTTTTGGTTTTTAGCTTGTTTTATTGTTGATCTGTAATGGTGACGGATCCATCCCGGAACAATGTGTTCATGATGGTGATGATTTCCCGGGACCTGATTTGTTTGGTGTTGTACGGGTGTGATAGAAAAATGATTTTGCCGCCCCGGACACGTTTCACCCGGAAATAAAAGGCTTTTAATCCCCACAATGTTGTTTCCTGATCAAACCTTTCAATCACATAGGGTGTTGAAATTTTCGGTGTTGTTGGTGTTGTTTTTTTCATGGTGTTTTTGGTTTTAGGTTATTAACTTCAATGATCAATTCTGCTTCCGTTTTGAACTTTTTTTTGGCCAAATCCATGTTTCCAATTGAAAAACGTGTCATCCTGTTTGTTTCACGTTTTTCAACCCGGTGTCCATTTATTTCCGCTTTGTAGTAACGATCAAACCACTTGTCACCATGGCCACCAAAAAAATTTTTCCATTCAATTTTGTTTTCCATGGCGTCAAATTATTTTGTCATTTTCAATCCAATCCCGGACCATGGATTCCAAATCAATCCCGTCCGTTTTGCAGTTTTGGAAATAATCTTTGACGGAAAATTCATGGCAAACGGAAATGATGTCATCCTTCATCACCACGCCAATCCCGTCCTTTTCAATCCGGTCAATCAAATTCATCATTTCCCGGTGTTTATCCCGGTCCATGGTTGGTTTGTTGATCCGCTTCAAAACCTCATCAATAGCCCGGACATGGACATCCTTTTTTTGTTCCGGGGTCATTTGAAGGAACCCCAATTGATCCGCCAAACACCGGTAAACCACCCCAAAAGGAAGGATTCCAAAGGTGATCACACCGGTTTTCAAATAATAATTCCACGGTCCAATGATGGAATCCACCATGAATTCATGGGATTTTTGTTTGATTTCCACGGGTGACAAATTGTTTTGTTTGCTCATTTCGGATTGTTCCAATTGTTTGAATTTTTTGATTGCGGCCGCCCGGGTTGTTTTTTCATAGGCCATCAACACCCCGGTGATGTATGGGGCGGAAAAGTTTTGGAAATGGGTGGCGTCAATTCCCGTTTCCCCTTTTATGGCCATGTGGAATGCCACCCGGATTTCATCCAATCCGAAATGTCCCAAATCCGTCCGGATGAAATTGATCAACACGGTTTTTTGGATGTCCGTTGGGAAATTTTCAGGTTTCAAACCAATCAGGGTGATGACATACCGCAAAACCTGTTTGATGGGTTCATCATTGTCCGGGGCAATGTCCCGGATCTTTGGCCCATATACGGCCCGGATTATTTCCCTGTTAAAATTGGCGGATGGAATCCGTGAAATCAGGTTTTCCCGGTTGATTTTTTCCAAAACCGGGTTTGTTGTTGTTGGTGTTGTTGTCAAATGTCCCATTTTTTGCCCTTTTTAGCCAATTTAATGCCGTCAAATGTACTGATTGATACTTCCTATCCAAACCACGATAATTTTCCATTTGTAGCAAAATTTCCCGGGTTTGGTCAAATCCAAATTCATGGATTAGTTTTTCCGATTGTTCAAACGTCAATTGGTTTTTCAATTTCCGGACGTTTGGACAATCTTTGATGATTTCAGAAAACGGATGGGTGATTTCGGCCACCGGTGTTTCCGGCTCCCTTTTCCCCTTCACCCCTTTTCCCTTTATTTCAATTCTATTTTCATTTTCATTTTCATTTTCCACATGGGTTTCCATATGTTTTCCCATATGTGTGTCCATATGGTCATCCATGTGTGTTGGTTTTTTTTGGTTTTTTTTCAGGTTATTTCTTCGGGATTCCGTGAAATTGGCCCGTTTGGTGGCCTCATCTTCCATCCTTTTATTGAACCACAACCCGTTTTCATCCTGTTCAAATTTGTCCAACACTTCCACTCCCGGGTTGCCAACCATAGCCAAATCCCGGGGCGTCAAACGTCCTTTTTGATGTTGCAAACACAACAATGTGATGTATTGTCCCCTTTCTTCCATGGTCATGGAAAATGTTCCAACCATGAAATCACCGGGATAGAATAAAACGGCCGGATCTTTTCCCATTTTCAAATTGTGTTTCCTTTATTCCGGGGATCATGGTTGCCACGTATCTGCCCAACAGAAACGACATGATCACCCGGATAAAGGATGTGAGAATTTGAATATTTGGATATTTTGGGCATATCAAAAACGTGGCGTTGCAATATTACTTAAATTTTTGAATGACCATATACAAATCATCAACCCGTTTGTCATGGCGGATCCGCCTTCCATTGATCACATTGGAAATGAACACTTTGTTGAATTGTGGATATTTTTCACAAAACCCGGACACAGATTTGAACCGGGTGACAATCCCGACCCGGACCAATTCCCGTTCATGTGGTTGGATCACATCCGGGTTGGTGATCTTCACTTTGGAATAAACCACCAACAACCGGGTGATGGCTTTGTGTGTGATGGTGGCGGATCCCGGGCTCATTTTCCCGGACAGGAAATGACGGATCATTTTTTCATCCACACCGGTCAACCGGCAAAAACACCGGATGGTTCCGAATTTTTTACGGATCCTGAATTTGATTTGGTCAATTTGTTTTTTGGTCATGATGGATTGGTGATTTGTGTTGGTGGTGTTTCAATGGTTCCCATGGCTTCCATGGTTTCCAATTCCCGTTTGCGGCCATCCTTTGCAAAGATGAATTCCGGATCCTTTTGCCATTTCCGGTGTTTGGTCCATGTTTGTTTCAAACATTCCATGTTGGGACACGTCCAAATTTCGTTTTTGGCGGCTTCCAATGCCTTCATTTCATCCTGTGGTGAAACGGGAACCGGATTCGGTGTTGGACGCCCCTGATTGGCCGGACGGCTTTGTTTTGCCTGTGGCTTGTTTTGATCTTCACCATCCATGTCATCATCTGATGGGATTCCCAACAATGCGGAATATGCATATCGTTTAATGTACGACAATCCGCCACCGGCATTTTGCAATGAATTGGTCAATGTGTTGCCATCCATTTTTTGAAACAGGAATCCGGACATCACAAATTCACCGGAAACGTGGTTCAACCGGGTCAACACCATGTCACCGGCCAAATGTTGTTCAATGAACAATCCACATTCCGCCAATGGTTTTTTGGTTGCCATGACAATGTTGTCGAATGTGACATATTTCCGGGTCATTTTTCCACCGGATTTGGTGGTGAATTCCACGTCACGGTCTTTTTTGACGGTGACATTCAATTTGCTGAATTCCACCATGGCGGCATTCAGATTGGCCCGGGATGGTGATTCCCAAAAGTTGGCCGGGGTTTTGATTTCGTTTTCCATTTTATTTTTTGGTGTTGTTGTCAATTGCTTTTTTGAATTCCTCCAATGTCATTTCATTGGTGTGACCAATGGCCATCCGTGAATTGAAACCATATGGTGTGACAATGATTCCATCAATGTGTTTTTTCATCCCTATGGAAAAATAGTTTTTGGCCACATATAATGAACACCCCAATTTTTCCGCCACATCACGGAATGATTTAGCGTTCATTGAAAAATCATAAGAATAGCCACGGTAGGCCCAATTCCCGTTGTATGTTTTCATTTTGTTGTTGTTGGTTGACAAATATAATTGAAATTTTATTTTGAAATGATGATTTGGGTTTTCATTTTGATTTGATAATCAAACCCCTCACCACCGGCCGTGATTTCGGCCCACCGTCCACCCAAATCAACGGGTGGGTTGTCAATGTTTTTTGGTGTTGGCAAATTCAGATCATGACAAAGCAATTTGAAGTACTTCACGGATTTTTGATAGTCCATGAAAATTTCGGGTTCATAAATGTCACGGACGTTTTGTTTCATTGGCGTCACGGTGACGTGGAAGGATGATGACATTTTTCTCATGATGTTGTTGTGTTGATTACTTCGGAAGCATTCATGTTGTTGTTGTATTGTGGGGCCGGTTGCCCGGCCCCGGTTGTTCTTATTTGATTATTTTTTCCAATTGACGGATGGCGGAATATTTGGCGGAACCATTTCCGGATTTTTTGGTTTTTCCGGTGTTTTGTGAATATTGTTGAACAAAAAGGAAATAAATTGGTTCGCCTTCAATAATCAACAGGTTGAACCAATTCCAACAATGTTTTCCGGTGTAGATTCCCAACATTGGGGTGAAACGATCTTCAACAATTTCATATTTTTTGCCGGATGCGTCCATGATCTTTTTCAGATCTTCAATGGTTTTGATGTTGATGTTTTCCATGATGTTGTTGTGTTTGGTTTGACAAATATACATCAACCCGCCCGGATTCCTAATGATTCCGAAACATATTTTCACAATTATTTGGAACTTACTGAAAATCAATCCCAAAATTTCACATTCAACACATCAAATTCCTATGGCTTTTTCACATAACCGGCCAAAATGGTGTCCAATGTGGTTTGGTTGATGATGTTGGATCCGTTCAATTTGAACCCACCGGGAACACGGAATTCCCGATCCTTTGAAGATCCAAACCGTTCAATGAACCACTTCTGTGGCAACACCCCACCCACCCAATTGGCCGGGTTGGCAAAATCAAATGACGTGTTGTTGTCACGGAATGACCAAACCACCCCACCGGGTTGTGTTTGGAATTTGGTGGTTCCGGGAATGAACCCGGTCATGTCCAAAAATAGTTCAGCGTAATTGATGCCAATGGCTTTGACCAATGTTCCACCGTATTGTGGGAACCCTCCGGAAATTCGGCAATATCCACCATTCAGATTCAAATCAAACATGGCCAAATCCGTCACGGTTTCACCCCACCAATTTTCAATGGTCACGTTTTTGGCCGTGGTGGACCCTTCATTGAAAATCCAATATCCACGTTGTGGGGACTGATCACGGGCGGCATCAACAATGGCCCCGTCCATGATCACGGATCCGGTGGCGGATGCCGCAAAACACGCCATTTGGCCATCCTTTGGAAAAACCCGGGATTGCAATATCCGGGATGAATTGGATCCGGAATTATTGAACCCGGAACCCGGGTGCATTCCACGCATCAACCCAATCCCAATTCCCATGGTGTTCCGGACTTCACATTGTTCAATTTTGGCGTTCATTCCAAATTGTTCAATGATGCCGCCATTCAGGCCATTGATCACCGTCACCCCGTTGATGTTATCATGATAGGTGGAACGCATCAACACCCCGGTTCCGGCCATCAATTTACAATCAATCAATCCGTTTTTGATGACAAACCGTTGGGATTGCATCATGTTGATGGATTCATTGTTGTCAATGGGTTGTTCCCGGCCAATGACATATTCCATGGATCCACCGGCAATGATGGTGTGTCCCTGCAAATCAATTTCCAATTGTTTGGATGTGGCCTTCAATTTTTTGGGAACCGTCACCCCGGCCGGAACCGTGATCACCCCGGAATCATTGTCCACCACAATTTTGGTGATTGGGAAATTGGCGGCATCAATGGCCGCCTGAATTAGTTGTGTTCCATTGTTGACGGTCCTGATCATGGTTTCAAATTTTGGTTTTGGATGAAATTATCAAACAAAGATATTGACCCGGCTCAAAGAATTCACCCTGATTGGCGTTCATGAACTTCCGGAGCCATTCCAATGAAATCAATGGGACGTCATCCAAATCCAATTGTTCAACGTGTCCGGATAGCCTATTGACGGCATTCCGGATGAACTTCAATTCCAATTCCGTGAATTCGTTCTGAATTTCAAAAATCCGTTTGCCGTTTTTACGGTCAAACATTGGATGGTTGTGGTTTTTGTCCATCTTTGTGGTGTTGTTGTTGGTCATCTTTTCAGGTGATTAATCGATCCCGGGGAGTTGTTGCCCCGGGATCATTTTTTTTTCAAAACACGGATTTGGTGATTTCATCCTGATCAGGACGTTTAGGATCTTTTTTGTTCCATGATGTGACCACCCACAACAAAACCAATGTGGCAATCCCACGCCAAAACCATATTTCCAACCCGGTGATGGCGGATCCCAAAAGGATGAACAAACATCCAATGGATGCAATAATGATGATGTAAATGTTTTTCATGATTGTGGTTGTATTTTGTCCAATAGGTTGCAAATGTCACGCAAAACATCCGCCATGATTTCATGTTCCAATGGCTTCAAATTTTTCAGGATCACCGGCCCCCAATGCTGAACCGTGTCCAACAAATTGGCCATTTCAGGGGCGGCCATCATTAACATGGCCGGTTCCATTGGGTTCACACCGGTTGCAAAATTGATTTTTGCAATTGAAACAGGAACACCCCGTTTTCCCTTTTTTGAATTAATGAATTTTCGGCCGTGTATGTCTGTGATCATTTCCCATGTCCCATTCCTTTGAAGGAACCGGAAATCCCGGGGGTTGTTGATCCGGTTCATGTCCGGAAGATTGGCCCCGTCATCCGGGATGGTGATGGTTGGCGGCTTTTTTTCGTTGTTGTTCATGATAGAATGTATTTGAGGAATGTGACCTTTTTTTTCATGTCTGTGAACCCCTGTTCCCGTTTGAATTCCGCCATCAACCGTTTTTCATCAATGTTCCGGGTTTTCCGCATTGCGGCCAATTTCAATTCAAAACCATCCGTCAACCCGGCCATGATCTTTTCAATCCGGGCAATTTCCGAAACAATGAATTCACGGGTTGGGTTTGATTCCAAATACAATTTGACATTGTTCATGAATTTGATGTTGTTCCGGATTTTTTGACGGGCGTTTTCATATTCCCTGAAATCCTTGAATTTTTTTGGATCCAATGCCATGCCGTCATGGATGGCGGATTCAATTTCCTGTTTGATTTGTGTTGTTGTTTTCATGTTTTTGGTGTTATTGGTCGAACGCCCCGTGCATCCGGGCGTCAATGATTCCATTCATGGCGTCATAAATTGATGAACCCTTCCGTTGATAGCCATTTTTCGTTGTCCGGATGAATCCATGAACCAACAAATGTTGTTTCCTCATGGTCAACATGGCGTCCACCATTTTCAGGTCTGCCAATGCCGTTTGTGGATCCGTTCCGTTTTCCATGGCCGTTTCCATGTATTGGATGGCGTCCGTGTCCTGTACGTCACCAAAACCGTATTTTGAAGGGGTTTTCATGATTTGGTTGTGTTTAGGTTTTCAAACATTGCCGGTTCATTGGCCATGAATGCGTTTTTCATCATGTCGGCAACCAAACATTTCAAAATGTTCATTGTGATTTTTTCGCTGAAATATGAACGCAAACATTGGAATTCCTCCGGGGTGAATTCAACGGTGATTTGCAATCCGGGTTTCACAACATAGGGTTTCAAATCCCTTCCGCTAAAATAACCCCAACCCAATTCACGGTTGTCATATCTTACCACATAGATGACGGGGGTTTCATGGGTGGCTGGGGCCTTTTCAACTACGGTTCCCACTTTTCCCATGTAATTCACACGGGTTCCAATTTTGATTGATGTTGTTGTTGCCATGGTGTTGTTGTATTGTGGGGCCGGTTTCCCGGCCCCGGTTTTTGATTAAATTTTACCCCTTTTTTGAAGGTATGAAACACATTTCACACAACACGTTTCAGGGTATTTTTGATATGTTTCAATGAAAAACCGTTCATATTCCTTTTGTTGGCTTCTCACATTACACATTGTTTTCGGACCGTTCCAAAGGTGATTTTTGGTTCCGGACGTGCCTGTGACAATTTGATTTTTCATGTTGTTGTTGATTTGATTTGTCAAAGATACACCAACCCGGTGGAATTCCTAATCATTCCGAAACATTTTTTCAGGAATATTTGGAAATGATTGAAAATCAATCCCAAAATTTCACATCCGGGATGGCTTTATGCACCCAATGTGGCCACAAAAACCACCGTTGGTGTCACTTCGCCACACGTTTGATTGATCACCCGGAAGGTAAAAACGCCCTGACCCATGCCTGTGATTCCCATGATGGCAATGAAAAACAATTGATCACCGGGTGAAACGGTAATGGATACGGATCCGCCCGGGGTCAATCCAATTGGATTTCCGTTCCAATAAACGTCTGTACTAAAAAACGGGTCATCCAATATCCGGTCATATGTAACTGAAAAAACCAATGTTGAATCACATGTCCCCAATACGGTGTATGGCGTCAACCCGGTGTCCAAATAATCACCGGGGATGGTTTCCGGTGGTGTCATTGGATAGGTTTGTTCACCACAACATCCGCCCGGGGTGGGTTCCGGGAAAACCAAATCCCGGATCAATGAATTGGAACAACATCCCGGTGGGTTCGGTAGTGTTTTGAAGGATGGTAATGTGATTTTTTTCATGACCAAAACATTTTGTCCAATACGTTCAACATTAAATGGCAAATGAATAATGATGGCAACAAAAACCACCATGACATTTCAACGTGTTGTTGCATGATCACAAACGAAATCAAACCAATCCAAATGTTTTGGCAATATGCACACAACCCCAATGGGTTGGCCAAAAATCCAAACGGGTTTTTTGGGTTGTCCCTGAAATTACGTTCCAAAAATGGAATCCACCGTCCAAATATTTTTCCCGGGGGAAAACACACACCATGCAGAAAAAACGTCCCCAATGCCCCGAAAATGGCCGCCATGACCATTTCAAATGTTCCCGGGTGGGTGAATGCGAAATTCAGGAAAACGGCCAACATGGCCACCCCAAAGATCACGGCCGTGATCACTTTGAATTCAGATGGGACCGGTTTTGATTCCATCACACACAAACCGTTGGAATGCCATGAACTGAAAACGTACACGCCCCGTCCTGTGATGTGGCATAGTGAACGCCCGGGCCGGTCATGCAATCCGGCAATTTGATTTTGATCAATGTTTCTGAATCTTCATTGAACGTGAATGGCAATGTCACATCCGCCCCGGTTCCAATGGTCACCGTGTCCGTGGTGAAATTTCCGTTGGACCAAATTTCAAAAATGAAATCCGCATCACCCACACATGGGTTGATGAATCCAAAATCAATGATTTGACCCGGTGTAAAACACCCTAAATTTTTGACACATCCACAGATCATGGCCGGTTTGGTTTTGATCAAAAATAAGTGATTTCCATGGATAGGTCAAAATCCACGGCCACAAAAATCAGATTTTTATCAAATTGCTTTGGCTCGGGGTTTTCTTCCTCCACCACGGCCATAGAATCAATTTGGGAACGTATCGGGGTGGCGTTAATTTTTGACACCGTGGTGGTATTTTGGAAATCCGCCATCACCAATGAATCCCGGATGATTTTTTCCAATTTGTAGGGGCAAAAGTTGGTCATGCATGACACCACCCGGAATTCATAACGGGAAACGGTTTTCCCGGGTCCATTGCATGAAACAAATTGTTTGCCGGGGGCCGGTTCATGGAATATTTCCCCGGAATTCCGGTGACGTATGTAAAAATAATTTTGTGACTGATCCGTGATTCCGCCCCATTGGAATTCATTTTTTTCCGGATCGGTTTGGATCAGGATCCGCCCCTTTGAATCAATCCGGGCCAATGAAACACCCTTTTCAAACAATGGGTTTTTTTGGAACATTTTGGCCACAATGGCGTCCAATAGTGGTTGAATCATGATTTGTATTTTCTTAAAATGTCATCAATTTTTTCATCAATCAGGTCATTGATGTAGTTCTGAACCCCTTTGATTTCCTTTGCCGTTGGTTCAAAGATCAACATTTTGTCCAATCCCTTTTTTTTGCCCTGAATGATTTGTTGTCCCATGGCTTTGTCAAAATTGAAATCATTGATCACGGCCAATGCCACCCCCGGTGGATCCTTCACCACCTGAATGGAATTTCGCAGTTCGGAAGTATTTTCCAAATCCACATATTTGGTTTGGCGGCCGCCCGGGGAATATTTTCCGCCTTTCTTCCGTTGTTTGATCCACCATTTGGATTTGTATGGACCAATTGGCAAATCATCCGAATTTTTCCCCTTGTTGAAAATCCGTTGTTTCATTCGCCCTTCCAAATCCTTTGCCCCCAACAACAACAAATTGTTTTGGTCCCGGGTTAATGCCCGGGCAATTTCAACAACCAATATTTTCCATTCAGGGAATGTCATTTTTTGAATGAATTGATCATGTATCCCAACCCAAACAAAACGGTTGCAATGGACAAAAGGATCCACCATGGGAACGGTTTTGGCCGGACAATATGATGTTGGGTTTTGTTGATTTCGGTTTCCCGGATCACGCCCGGCAAAAACACGGTGTCACCCGGACAATCCACGGAAACAAACACGGTGTCCCCGGGACGTTTCACCATCCGGATTTTGATTTGGGTCAAGGTGTCCACCACCGTCACGGTGTCCCCGGGAACGGCAATGAAAACCGTGTCCGTTTCCCTTCCGGGAACAAACACGGACGTGTCACGGGTGACGGTGGTTGTGGATGTGGTGGTTTCCGGTGGGAATTTTTCCAAACACCGTTGTTGTGTGACACACCCTTCATTGATCACCACGGTCATCCACAGGATCACCCACCATTTCATTGGTTGTTTGTGCGAATTCATTTTTGTATGTGTCCACCTTTTTGTAAAACAAAACCGTGAATTGTTTGTTGACCAAACCCATCAATGACAGGTTTTTGACCAATGAAATCATGTTCACCAATACAAGAGGAACAAATATCCCCTCATTAAGCCAATACAGAGCCACAGATCCACGGGACAGATTGGTGGCAAACACCAACAACCATGTGTGTGCCAATAACGTCCAAAACACCCGCAATGCCTTCCGGGTTTCAAATTTCCCACGCCTCCACGCCACAGACATCCCCGTGAAATGGTCGGCCGCAATTAGCAACAACAGGAAATAAAATGAAATGGCCGGTTCAAATATCCAATTGGCCGTGAAACCCGTCACGGCTCCAAAGGTGAATCCGCCAAAGATGGTTGTCAATAGGATTTCCATTTTCAAATTCAATGAAAAAACGGATTTGAAAATGGGGATGATGTCACCTTCAATTGTGGGTTTCATTTTCGGGGTTTGGTTGGCCGGGAAACGGTTGACGGGCGTTTTGTACCTCCACAGGATCCGCATCCACGGGATTCAATTTGTGTGTTTTTCATGGGTTTGGTTTTTTCAAAAATAGAAATTTTTACGGGCGTCCCTGAACGTATCGGGATTGATTACAAACAACACAACAATCATCCACCCGTTTCATCAAATCCGGGATGGTTTGAATCAACATTTTCATTTGTTTGTCATACTGTTTTGAAAATTCATCAAACATGAATTCCGCTTTTTCATCATCCAACATGGTCAATGAATTCAACCGGTCCGTGGTTTTGGCTTCCTTCACAATTTCCAACCCGGAACGGTACAACAATGGCAAAGCTAATTTCACCCCCAAAATACATGCAAATTCATCCATGGAACATTCCCCGGTGGCCTGAACTTGCAAACCATAGGTGGTGTTAGCCGGAACGGATCCGTTCCATCCGGTTGCCGTCAAATATTGGGATTGTTTGGTGGTGCAATTGCACCCGGTTTTCACCACCGTGTTGTTCATGCCAAACGTGTTATTGTCCACCGTGACCAAAACGGAATTGGTTTTGGAAATGAAATCAAAGTTGATGGATGCATGGCCATTGGTGTCCGTGGTGAACGGGAATGACGCCTGATCCGGTCCGTCCGTGATGATCAGGGTTCCGGATGTGTTTGTTTGTGCCATCCGGATGTTGACGGTTTGGATCCGGATCCGCATCATCCGGGATGTCCGGGTGGTGATCTTCACACCCCGGTCAATCGGAATCCCGGCCGGTGCAATGTTATTGGTTCCAAATTCACCCACACGGGTTTCATCCATAGTGGAATTGGCCCGGAAATACGGCATCATATAGGCCGCCAATTCAGACAACACCAATTGGGTGGCAAATTCAATTTTGGATTTCATGAACAACAACCCGGATGATTGTTCATCCGTAATGGCGGCCGCATATTTCAGGTTCAGGCCCTCCAAATCATTGATGAACAATCCGGATGTTGGGTTTTCATAACCGGTCAAACACCGGATCCCAATAATTTTATCAATGCATTTTTGTACCATAGCCAAATGGATCTTTTTGATAGATATTTTTTTCAGGAACCCGGATCAAACAACCGTGACGGATCCAATCCGGAACCCAAAATGATGGACAATCTTTGTTGGCAAATTGATTGTGTCCGGCAATCAACACCCCGGGGTTGTATGTCAACACCTCTGCAATGATGGATGACAGGATCCCGGATTGGGATTCCGTCAATGTCTTTTTTGCCTTTTTCCCGTCCGGTGTCAATCCGCCAACATAGCAAACATGTCGGGAAACGGAATTCATTCCGGCCACACCGTTGGTGACTTCATTTGGATCAATCCATTTGTCCCCGTTGTGACGGACAAACCGGTGACGGCTCCCATCCAATAGAATCAAATCGGAATATCCCACCCGGGACCATCCACGGCCAACCGGTTTTGGTTTTGTGTGCCAATTCCGGACGGTTTCGGCCGTCACGGACCTTCCTTCCGGGGTGGCGGTGCAATGGATGATCAGGAATTTGAATTCATTCATTGGTTTTCCTCTGTGATGGATTCCGGTGTTTCGGGATTGATCAATTCATAGGTGGTTCCGGATTCAACGTGTTTGGTTTCCGGTTTGTGGATGAATATGGTGGCGAAACTTTCATTCACCATGGTGTCAATTTCCACGCCCGGTGTGTTTTCCAACACCCAACCAATGGCGTCCAACACGTTTTTGTTCAATCCGTAACGGACTGAACCACCCGGTGTGGTAACGGCCACCAATGCCCCGGTCCCGTCCTGTAATTGTTTACCCCAACCCGGTTCCACAATCTTCACATTGTGGGTGGTGGATAGTTCAAACAACCCGACATCCGCCCGGGCCTTGTTGACCTTTTCAATGTTGCCACCCTGATATTTCAGGGACTTCCATACGGGTGGTTCAGTCAACCCGGCCAACATTTGGATGTCCATAGTGGAACCAATGGCGAAATGTAGGGCATTCACCCCGGCCGCCACCACCGGATCCACCGTGTCCAACAATCGTTTTTTGATGATCATGGTTGTGGGTTTTCCGGTGAATCAAAATCCTCCGTTTTTTCGTTGGTCAAAATTGTCAATTGAACAATTTCATCCACCGATAAATTGCGGCCCTCTGATTGATACAACTTTGCATTGTCCAACACGGACAAAATCATGTTGTCCCAATATTGTTCTTCCATTCCGGTGAAATCGGTTGTCAATAGACGTCCGGACACCTGAACAACACCCGTGTCCGTGATGACATATTGGATCCGTTGTCCCTGATAGGTTCCACAATCAATGATGATGTTTCCGTTGTGGTTTTTGTAGGCTTTTACCGTGTTGGCCATGATGATGTTTTTTTGTTTGGTTAAAAATAGCAAATCCGGAATGAAATGAATTCACCCCGGATTTGAATGTTGCAAATTTTACGAATTTATGCCGTTGGCAAACCGTCCAAATCC